AATTAAAAGTTGAGCTTAATGATTGAACTTTTGGTATATTTAGATTTGGAACACTAACTAAACTAGTACAATTATTAAACATACTTCCTATATTAATTACATTTGACATATCTAATGAAGGAATACTAACTAAACTAATACAATTATAAAACATAGCTCCCATATCATCTACCTTTGAAGTATTAAATAATGGAATAGAATGTAATGCTTCACAATTATCAAACATATGACTCATAATTGTAACATTAGATGTGTCTAACAATGGAAGTCACATTAATGACACACACCCATAAAAGGTTGAACTCATATTAGTAACATTACTTGTATCTACTAAAGGAAAAAGTACTAGAGAGTGTTTTTCATAATATTTTTTATACGTACTAGTAATACTTGAATCTCAATTATCTTTAATTGTTTTAGCATAAGCTACTGCATCTTTAATAACTTGTGGAGATTCTGTGTATCCTATATTTGTTCAATCTGGATCATTAGTACCACTACCACTAGGTAATGCTGTAATAGAATTAGCATAAGTTGAAAAAACATCTGTTGCTGTTCCACCTTTTGCTATAATAGCTGCCTTAATAGCTGCTTTGGTATTACTTAATGCTGCTAATTTATTCTCTATTGTTCCCATTATACTGCCTCCCCATTTATTAAATCTAAAACAGCAGATATATTACCAACTTGTGTATTTAATGTTGCTATATTAGATGTGTTGGTGTCAATTTGTGTTTTGTAAGTGTTAGTAAAATCATTAGTAGACAATCCTTTTCCACTTACTACATCTACTTTAGATACTAAAGCTGTTCTAATATCACTATGTGCTGTAGTACTAATATTATGTGCAGCTACCTGATTATCTGTATAAGTTTCAGCGGTAGTTAAATTATTAGCAATTGTAGTTCTAATACTAGAATCATCATAATTAGATAACCCAGCTAACTTAGTTTTCTCAGTAGTAGTATAATCATTTGTAGATAACCCTTTACCAGTAACTTTTTCTACCTTTAAGTCTAGAGCAGTAGAATCTGCCTTTGTAGATAATCCTGTAGCAAGTTCTGTTTCTGTCACATATTCAGCAGGAATAGAAGTTAAATAACTTCCTTTAGGCTGATATTTAGTATCATTCTGTGTAGTTGTACTATAAGAAGAAAGATCAGTCTTTAAAGCATAATTATTTAAGGTTGAAGCATCTGCTTTTGTAGCCAGACCTGTTGTTAATTCAGTTTTTGTGGCTAGTCCAGAAACATCTGGAATAACTGTAGTATCTGGTAATGCCCCAACTTCACTGGCTGTATAGGTTGGCTTTGTTGTTTGTTTAGCCCAAGAAGGAACAGTAGGATCTGTTTCTGCTGTTATATACCCTTTGCTGTCTATCTGCTGTTTTGTATAATAATCAGTAAGATTTACACTTCCAGCCTCTTTGATTTTAGTGTCTGTTTCTGTTTTTGTATATACATTATCTGCATCAGCTTTAGTGTTTACTTCTGTCTTTGTAGCCAGATTTGATATATCTGGAATCAATGCTTTTGTTTCAGTAAACTGTGTCTGTAGGTCAGTCTGTGTTGTAATATCACCTGTAATACTGCCTCAAACTGCTTCTGCCGTACCTTCTACTATAGCTACATTTGCTCTTTCCAATTCTAACTTGCCATAATTTTTACTTGATAATTCCAAATCAAGTTTATTTTCTATCTGTATTTCCATAATTAGATAAGTGTTATTGTTTCTGTTGCAGCATCAGATGTATATAAATCATTTTTGATCTGCCCATATATTACCTTATTACCCTTTAATGAAGATAACTTAAAATCAACATAGTTACATTCTCACTTATTCCAGTTGCAATTAGCAAAGTCTTTATCTTCACTAAGTCTGTAATATGTTGGAACTCCTTTAGTACCAAGAAAAACATTAATGATTTCTGTATTGGTATTTTCAGCATTTAAATTAAGGAATAAATATAATGGACAGTTTTTAGATCCTTGATAAGAACTTACTTTTAAAGTTCCTGTACTCAAATCCAATTTATATTTACTCATAGATTAACAGGTTTCAGTTTTAAGATAAAATGGTGTTTCTCCTGTTACGTATTCATCATAATAGCCATCACTGAATGAACTATTTGCTATTTTGATATGATAGATATAATGAATCAAACCATCTGCCAGTTTATCAAGATCACTGGAATTGATAACAGCTTCATCTGTATCTGTACTGCTAACTATTCCACTATAGGTTTCACCTTCTTTGGAACATTCAACAAAAGTAGCTTTATCTGTTGTATAGAATTTAATGTCAAATCCATATATATCAGCTACTCTATATATATTCCCATTTTTATCTTTTAATGTAAGATCAATTATTAAATCAGATCCTCTATATACTTTCTGTGTTGCCATCTTTTTCATTGGTTAGGTTGGTATCTGTCTTATCTTTTACTGCATTATCCAAAGTCTGTATATTGACCTGTACAAATGCCTTATCACCATTTTCTATAGCTTCCATATCTAATGCTTTTCTGATTTCATTTGGTGTTATTACACCTATTTGAAATAAGGTATTATAATAACTGGCTAAACTGGCTTTATCTGCTCTAAGCAATACAGATGTATCAAATCTAACATCTATGGTATTTCTTTCAGATGGTTTATAGAGTTTTCTTTCAAATTCAAGTTCTATTTTTTCCAATAAAGGTGATAATGTATCAGTCAAAAAAGCCAATTGTGTAGCCTCTACTGTACTGTAGCTGCTTTTGGATAAATCAAATGCCTTGACTGGTGAAACTCCAAAGAATCTGCAAATGTCTATAACATTAAATTCTCTGGTTTCCAATAACTGTGCATCACTGGGATTTACTGTTATTGGTTGAAAGTCCATATTCCCTTCAATTACAGCTACACCATTTGGTGTTCCTGTTACAGGGCTGAATGTAGATTGTCAACCTTCCTTAATATCCTTTTTCTGTTTGTCTGTCAAACTGGATTGTACTTTTATTATTCCAGCCAAATTAGCACCACCTTTAAAGAATCCTGCTGCGTGTGCTTCACTGTCTGTTGCCAGACCTAGTGTATTTCTTGCGTGTTGTAATGTACTTATACCTGTAATTCCATCATAGCTGAAATTTAATATGTGAATCATATTCACTGGTTCTATCAGCTTGTTAATACCAACTACATTGTACATTATACTGCTATCTAGTTTAGATACTGTGACCAGTTCAGATGGTATAAAAACCAAATTAACTGCATCACCTTTTTCATCTCTTTCAATGTAAGCATAACCATTGCCATTTAATAATACACTGGTCATTAAAGTTTTAATAAAGGTGAACCTGCTCATATTCTTGTTTGGCTCTCTATTTAAAAGCCAATAAGTAGGGTGTTCCTTAAATTTTCTTTTATATCCAGACTTATCTATTATATATGGTTCTAATGGTAATTGTGCTATTGAATCACCAATAACATCAACACACCTATAAACTGTTGAAAGTAACATAGCTTTATCAGTTTTATAGCTGGAATTGCAGTTATATACCAGACTGTTTAAGCCATAAGGTAAATAATCTCTTTGTTCCTGTGTTACTGGCTTTTTCTTTTTAAATAAATTGAATAATCACATATTGAAGATTTTAAATTGTAAATATTGAATTGGAATAATGTGGTTTGGTCAAATATCCCCCTAATGCCTGAATCATTGCTATAACTCCATCAATTTTTTTCTTATCGTGCTGTTTTACAGGCTTTACATTATCACAGTAATCACTTTTTAGTACTACATTTCTAAAGCAGTTTCTGGTAATATCATTATTATCAATTACTGCTTTTCCAGATAATATAAGCCTTTCCAGTTCCTTTGTTGGTCTGTTGAAATTGCCCAGTGTTTGTGGATATTCTTCTAAAGGCAGACCACTTTCAGTTGCTGTAATTGCCCATTGTGTGGCATTGAACTTATCATAGCTGACAGATACAATGTTTACCACTTCTTTGTATTTAAGTAAATCACTGGTTATATAATCATAGTCAGTTACATTTCCTGCTGTTACTGTAAGAAGTCCTAAGTGTTTTCAAAGTTTATATGTTTCTTTGTCAACTTTTTCTTCTAAAGCAGATTCTGGTAAATAGTAATGAGTTTTGAAATAATACAAATCATCATTTACTATCAGATAAGAAACTGCTGTAAGATCACTGGTTGCTGCCAGATCGACACCAACAAAGCAATTTAAACCCTTTAAGGAAGAAAGATCAACAACATTACTGCTTTTAATTATATAATCATCTGGTATCCATACTGTAGAAGAATCACACCACATATTTAAGGTTTTAGTTTTTACGCCAACTTCATCAGAAGGATTGTTCTTTGCCTGCTGTACCTGTTCTTTTATATATTTCTTGCTTACTGTTATACCTAGATTTGGTGCACATTTATATCAGTTAGATTCTTCCTGCCAATCATCACCTTCATCTAAACAGTAAATTGCAATGAAGATGCTGTCATCTTCCTTTAAGCCATTCAAAATATCAATGGCTACAGTTCTAAGTTGATAACAAGGTAATGATTTATCAAAGCCAGCAGTGGTAATAGTACAAAGATGTGGGTTTTCTCTCATTCCCATACTTGATTTAATAACATCTCTTACTTTGCTGTTTGATGCTGAATGATATTCATCAAGTAACCCAAAACTGGCATTAAAACCATCCAGTTTGCTATCATCAGCAGCCAATACTTTCAGTCTGCTGCTTGTAAGACTGAATAAAATATCTGCTCTATAGGCTGTAAGATATTTGCCTTTTGGATCTAAGCCTTTACTGAATTTACTGCACATATCAAATGCAATTTTAGCCTGTTCTTTTGAATTTGCAGCTAATAAAACTTCTGCACCATCTTCACCATCTGCTATAAGATAATACAAACATAATGCAGCAGCCAAAGCTGTTTTTCCCTGTTTCCTGCTGATTTCAATGTAACTGCTGGTATATCTTCTCAAACCTGTTTCTTTTCAGTATCAACCAATAATATTAGCCACTATAAACTGTTGCCAGTCCTCTAATATGAATGATTTGCCAGAATATTTGCCTGTATAG